GCAGCGCGTTGCCCGCCATGTTCGGCGGGGCGTCGATTCGCTGGCCGTTCGCCGTGAATTCGCCCAGCGATAGCCAGTTGCCCGACGGGTCGGTCGGCGGTCCGCCGGCGCTGGCCATGATCCGATAGGACAGCGCCGCCTCGTCGCCCACGCGCATCACCGGGCCGAAGACGCTGAAGCCCAGCCAGTGCTTCAGGTCGGCCTGGAACATCGCGTGGTGCAGCGGTAGGACGATCTCGGCCGGGCCCAGGTTGAACTCGGCGCCGCTGTTGGTGGCGAGTGGGTTCTGGACCAGCTTGATCCAATCAAAGCCGCCATCCGCGAACCCGATGTACAAGCGGTCCTGACCGGTCACGCCCGAGATGGCCATGGCGGTGATCTTGCGCCCGGTCCAGTGCGCCAGGGCGCCGTCCCACTGGTCGTCGAACACTGCGCTCGCGCCGTCTTCGGTCTGGCGCATCTCCCACGAGCCGTAGCTCAACAGGTAGCTGATGTTGTCGGTGGCGTTCCACAGGCCCAGGTAGCTCATGTAGCCGCCCCAGCCGCAGAACGCGCGGCTCTCACCCGTAACGGGTGAGGCGTTGTCGAGCAGCTTGCCTGGCCCGATCGGCACCAGCGACGCGCCAGGCATGTCCAGGCGATAGAAGCTTGGGCCGGCGCGAAACCACAGGGCGTTCATCCAGGCCGCCGCGCGCAGCCCGTTGTCGGGGTTGATTGGACCGGTCAGGCCAGGGAACAGGTCGTTGACCGTGCCATCCGCGTTGAGCGTGTAGAGCGTGCCGTCTTCCTTGAAGGTAACGAGCTGGTTGGCGGTCTGGCGGATCGCGCTGATCTTGACCGACGGGTCGCCCACAAAGAACGGGCCCGACCAGTTGGCCGCCACCTTGGGGTCAGATGTGACCTTGCGTAGCACGCTGTTGGTGCAGTCGGCCGCCCACAGCTCGGTGCCGACCACCTCCAGGCGATTGGGCAGGAAGCCCGATGGCAGGACGCACGCCGTCCATGTGCCAGCAGGGGTGCGCTCCCACATGGCGCCGCCGACACTCACGATGTACAGGCTGCGCGTCGCGCCAGAGAACCCGCCCTGGAAGACCACCCCATCCGTCCACAGGGCGACCCCCGGCTGGTCGACGACCTGGCCAGCGTTTGTGTCGTCGGAGCGCCGATAGACGGTGTTGCCGTCCAGGATGAACTGGGCCGACACCAGCCCGGCGGTGTTGAAGCCGTCGATGAATTTGCACACGCCGCTGGTCCCGCCTGGCGCGGTGCTGGGCATGATCGGATGCAGCAGCGGCCCCTTGCCGAACAGGCCGCCCGACACCTGGACGTCCATGCCCCAGTAGTAGCGGCGGTCCCCGTAGGCGCTCTGGACGCGCTCGCCGTAGCCACCCGTCAGCTTGGCGGTCCACGTCCGCTCGCGGTAGACGGGCGCCGAGCCGTACTCCTGCTCGCTCGGCACAACGCCGTCGAGCATCTGCTGCTTGCGCCCGACCAGAATGCCGTCAGCGGACGGCACGAGCATCAACCCGACGCGGTCCAGCTCGGAGCCGATGATCGAGCCCAGGCGGGCGTGGTACGGCCAGGGGCGGCGCCGTGACGACAGCAGGCTCACGTCGGGCTCAGCACCTCGGCGGCTGGGCGGATCACCCCGTTGTCGGGAGTCTTCTCAAGCTCAGCGATCCGCTCCTTGAGCGTGGCGATCTGGCTGCGCAGGTACGCCAGCTCGACGCTGGCCTGGCCAATGATCTGGATCAGGTCGTTCTGGTTGTAGGGCGACGGTAGCTCGGGCATCAGGCCAGTCCAACGATTCGAGAGATGAAGGTCATGTCGATCGCGTCCAGGGCGGTGTCCAGGTCAGCGATGGCCGACTTGATCAGCGTCTGCTGCTCGTCCGTGAAGTAGTACGGCGCGGCCAGCAGGTCGACCGTGCTCAGCCAACTGTGGTCCTGGTTGATGGTCAGCTTGCTCTGCGAGAACGTCCGCAGGTGCTGGCCGATGATCTGATTCACGGCGTAGGCATCTGCTGGTGCGGTGCCCACCGTGGTGGGCGGCGAGGCGTTGGGAATGGTCATCGCTTGTGCTCCGTACTGAAAGTGTTCATGCGGGCGCCGCGCCCACGATGTGCCCGTCCTGGGTCACGTAGGCCGGGTCGGTCCTGAGCAGCTTCTCGTACTCCTCGATGGCGATCACCACGACGCTGTGCTGGTTGCCCACGCCGCCCTTGGGGTGGATGCCGACCACCAGTCGGTCACTGCGGCGGCAGACGATCGGTCGTTGCGGCGGTCCTTCAGCCATTGGTTATGCCTCCACCCAACGGGCCTCGCCGTCCATGCGGGCGACGTTCAGGTGTACGTGCGACTCGGGTACGGCGTTAGTGCCGGCCGCGACGTTGCCGCACGCGCAGCCCTCGGCCTCGGTCTTCTTGACGAACATCTGCTGCACGTCGGCTGGTGCCGCGCCGCCACCAACCGGGTGCGTCGAGGTCGCCCCGCAGCCGTCGGGACACGCGAGCACGATGAACTGGTGGTTGTGGCTGCCGTCGATGTTGATGCCCCACTGGACCTCGGCGGCGGGGATCGTGCCGCTGTGGCCTAGCTCGTCGTAGACCACGTCGATGGAGCCGTCAGCGTTGAAGAGAACTGGTCGTACGCTCATGGATTGCTTTCAACGGAGATGCTTTGCCCGGCGGCGTTGGGTTGTGCCACTGTCATGGCGCTAGCGGTCGGCACAACCGCCATGACGACACCTAAAAGATTGGGACCAAGAACCGTAGGCTGACCGCAATTGCTCACGGACCACGTCCCATTCTTGGTGACCGTAGGACTCACTGGTTTCTTGGCGATAAAAGGAACGTTCGTGAAGAGGTTCTGAGAAGTCAGGCCATAGCCACCCAGGACCGGGTACGGATACGAATCACCAATGACCTCGTAGTACCGGAGGCACCGCGCCAGGTCGTCAGACGGGTGCAGCGGCGCGTAGTCCGCCGCCTGCGAGCCGACCACCAGCATGGCGTTGTCGAGATAGGCCGTACAGGATTGATCAAATACTGCATCGACTAGGAGATTCGTTGCGGTGGCAGCAACCACTCTGCTGTGAGTCAACGTTTCGTAGGCCCCACCGCCTGTGTGATACGCGCTGTAAGTTGCGCCAGTCACGGGATCATAGATCCTGAGCCTGACGGCATTCGCCGTCGCGCACCGTACACGCATTGAAAAGGCCACTGTCCGACCTTTCAGCGTGTTCAATTGCTCTACCAACCCGGTTTGACTGAAGACCGTCCCGCCAGTGCTTCGCGTATAGGTGACCGCAGCACATGCACCGGTGGATGCGTCAGCATTGGCCGTATCTCGACTGACTGACAGCGTGTCTGCACCGACAAGGTTGATTTGCCACATGTCGGCTGCCCGCGTACTGGTTCCCGTGAACGGCCCATTGCCGCGCTGCCAGATTTCAAAGCCGCCGTTTGTGAGCAGGTTGGCCCGCGCGGTGTCCCTGGCCAACTCAACGTTCGGCACCTGCTGGCGGGTCACTACGGATTAGCCTCCGCAGCGTAGGTCGGGTTCATTAAGACATGGCCAGTAGCAGCCACCTGTCCGTAGAAGTCCGCGCCTTTGTAATTCTGGAATGTGCACAAGATTGGACTGATATTTATGTTGTTTACGCCACCAGACATTGTGACCGTTGGAGAAACCGCTTTCGGCGTGATCCACGTAATCCACCACTCCATTTGTTCGGCAGCAATGCCATAGGCCGCATTACGCACATCCGCATTCTCGTAGTACCTCATACACCGCGCCAGGTCGTCGGCCGGGTGCATCGGCGCGTAGTCGGCTGGCACCGAGCCGACCACCAGCATGGCGTTGTCACAGTAGCCCGACCAGGAACCGTTGAATTCCAGCCCGGCAGACGCGCCAGTTTTTGTAGGAGTCGTAATGGACAATCTCTGCCATCCGTTCCCGCCAGCGTGGTACGCACTATAGATTTTGGTCCCCGACGCATTCTCCAGCCAGGCCCTCACGGCGTTCGCGTTGTCGCAGAACACATCGATGGCAAAGGTGCACGTCGCGCTGGTAAGCGGCACTTCGATATTTGATTGATAGAGATAGCCAACCCCGCCGGTGCCCTTTGTCCAGTGGATCAAGGCAGCATAAGTGCTCGCATAGTTCGTCACCGCCGCTCTGCTGACATCCATTGCTGAGGTGCCGCCACCCAGCAGCATGAGCCACCTGTCGGCGGTATAGGCCCCGGTAGTGGTAAGCGGCCCGTTGCCGCGCTGCCAGATCTCAAAGCCACCGTTCGTGAGCAGGTTGGCCCTGGCCGTGTCGGCCCCAAGCTTGGCGTTGGTGACTGCCGCGTTGGCCAGGTCGACCGTGGCGATCGTGCCGTCGGCGATCTTGGCAGAGGTGATCGTGTTGTCAGCGATACCGGTGCCGCCATTGATCGGCAGTGCCGGGGTGTAGCTGGTGGACGAGTAGTCGACGATGACACGCTCGCTGCCGTTGAGCGCGTCAGTGAAGGTGATGACCGAGCCAGCCAGGGTGTAGTTGCCGTCGACGGCGGACTGCACCACACCTGCACGTGAGACGATCAGGATGGCCAGCGGCACCTGAGACAGCGTCACCGTCGTGGCACCGTTGATCGGCATGAACTCTTCGTGGACCGACGAGGACGGACCGATCGCACCTGGCGCACCGTCGGCACCCGCCGGACCCGTTGCACCAGCCGTTCCGGGAACACCCTGCGGACCCTGAGCACCGGTCGCGCCCTGCGGTCCTGTAGCCCCCGGTGGCCCGGGAACCGTCGAGGCTGCACCGGTTGGCCCGGTTGGACCGGGAGGACCGGTAGCGCCGGGTGGCCCGGGAACTTCACTGGCCGGCCCGGGTGGTCCCGGGACCGTCGAGTCTTCGCCGGGCGGTCCCTGTGGCCCAGGTGGACCCGGCGGTCCCGGGATGCCTGAGGAATGCAGCGGCGGGACCGGGTTCACGTTGACCGCCGCGCCGTTACCGGGCGGCACTTGCCATCGCCGCCAGACCGAATGGTTGTCTGAACGCGTAGTGCCCGCGCGAGTACGGCGCCCAGATGGCTGCCTGCCGCGACATCTCCAGCGCGGCCATTGACTGCGAGGCCTGGCTGCCGCCGGCTGCCGCGGACGCCAGACGCGCGGGGAAGTTGTGCCACGCCTCGATGTGCCCGGCCGCCGCGGCGTAGTCCAGGTCGACCGACAGGTCGTCATCGTCATCCGTCGGGTTGCTGGCATCCAGTCCGTTGACCAGCGTGTTGGCCGGTCGGCGCGCCGTCAGGATGGCGCCGTTCAGCACGAATCCGCCGGCAGCGACGATGACGTGTCCCTGCTGCTGCATCACCTCGAACGGGATGCTCGAGTACGCGTGCGGCCCGACGGGGTAGCTGTACTGGAGGTCCACCACCTGCGCCGTCCCGGTGATCCACGGCGCCTGTGCGGTGACGTCCACCTCCGGGTCGACGCAGTTGAGCAGGAAGCGCTCCGACAGCCAGCAGCGACGCAGTCCGGCGAGCACCGACGGGCGCAGCTCGCCCGATGGATTGAGGTGGTGGAACTCGCACACCTCGCCGATCGCCGGAGGTTGCTGCCAGTTGCGCTCGGTGATGATCGTGCCGCTGGTCGGGTCGTACGCCTGCACCAGCCGCTGACGGTCGTAGTCGGCCACGCTCGGCGCGCGGCGCAACAGCCAGAGGTTCTCCGGTTCGCCGAGCGTGAGGCCCGACTGAAGCTCGGGGAAGTACGCCGAGCGCGCCTGCCCGCTGCGGCTGGTGTCCTGGGTCGCGGTGAAGTACGGGCCGACACGGTGAGCAACAGCCCGCTCAATGTCGGCCAGACTGGTCATTTCTCTTTGTCTGCCGCCGGGGCGTTGACGGGCTTGGGTGCCTTCGCGGGTGGCGGCGTGGGTTCGCCCGGGCGCGCGGTGCGCGAGGTGTAGATGCCTTCCTCGTCCGACGGCACGTACGGCAGGCCGGCCTTGCCGTCGGCGCGGAGCTGGTTGGCCGTCTCTTCGTCCACGTCGACTTCCTGGCCGGCTGCCAGCGGCTTGCCATCCGCATCAGCGCCATTGACCAGCATCACAAGTTTGACCATGAAGGGGTGCTCCTATGCCGTTGTGAAAGTGAAGTCAGCCGTGAGCGTCACGTAGGTGCCCACGGTGACGGTGATGCGGTAGTGGTAGAGCGTGGCCGTGGTCAGCCCGGTCAGGTTCACCACCACGTCGCCCACGCCGGCCGCAGGCGTGGCTGCCTGGTTCGTGCCGTACGCCGTCGTGGTGCCGTAGTTGGCGGCCATCGCGGTACACGGCACATCCACCGTAAAGCCGAGTTGTGCGGTGGTGGCGGCGCGCGAAATCATCCGCACGTTGCGGATGCCAGCCCCCATCAGCGCCGCTTTGCCGTCACCAATCAAGCTGGCCACCAGCGCCTCGTTGGCGACGTCCGCCTGGTGACCAGCGCCGTAGTACGTGGTTGGCGTCACGGCGTCCTGCACCGGCGCCGTATAGATGATCCTGGACATGGCTACTTGACCTTGGCCTCCTCCTCAGCCGGCAAGCCAGTGGTGTCGGTGACCTCCGCCTTGCCGTCGTTGCGGAGGCTGATGATGTACTCGACATCCGCCTCAACGAAGTCAGTCTCGTGGCCGGGGCCATAGGTGACGCCTTCGTGGCCAGGGCGGGGGTCGGTTGAGATCGCCAGGAAGCGCACGCGCGCCATTACTTCTTCTTCGCTTTCTTCTCGGGCAACTTCGCCTCCTTCGTGCCGCGCAGCTTGTTCTGGGCTTCCTTCGGATCGAAGCCGGGGATTTGACCCCCGGCTGCGGCACCGAAGAAGCGTGCTTGTGCGCGTGATACAGGCTTCTTGTAGGGACGGCCGCCTGGCATGGGTTTACTCGCCGCCCGTGGCCGCCTTCTGCTTGATGTCGAAGAAGGGGTAGCGGTTGGCCTTGGTCTGTTGCATGCGGGTGAGCGGATTCGGCACCGCGAACGCAAACCGCGCCGTCACGCGCAACGCGACCATGTCCTGCTGGAGCAGGTTGTAGATGATGGCGTTGGCGGCGTCGGTGATGACGCCCGTGTCGAACATCTCCATCGAGATGTCTTCGCGGATGCCGAGCATGCCCTGTTCCCAGTCGCCGCCAATCATCGAGTAGCCAGTCGCGGCCGTGGCGAACCCGCCCAGGCCGGCGTTGGAGAAGATGATCTTCTCGCCGTACAGCGTGCCGAGCTGCGGCCCGTCGTTCGGCGCGTTGTCGGGGTAGTAGAGCAGCTCGTTGGTGGTCGCGCGCAGGCCGCGCAATTTGGCTTTCACCTGCTTGCGTGCCCAGAAGCCCGAGACGTCGAAGCCGTCGGACTCGACCGCTGCCATGCCCGCGTTCACGTCTGCCAGGTAGTCGGGCGTGGTGGCGCCGGCGACGATCTCGTTACCCGCGGCGGCGGCCGCAACGGCGATGGCCGGCGGGAACGTGGACGGCGCGTTGGTGCCAAAGAAAATGGCTTCGTCCAACGTGATCCCGAACGCCTCGGTGACGCGCGGCTTGACCTGACTCCAGAAGTCGTAGTCGAGGTCCGACAGCAGGTTCTTGCTGATCGGCACGATCACGGCGATCTCTTCGGCGTTCAGGTACACGTTGTCCCACGCGATGCTGGTCGTCTGCTTCAGACCGATGTCGCGCGCGTCCAGGTTGGCGCCGCTGATCCAGTACGCCAGCGGGAGCTGCGACAGGACCGGGATTCTCTGCTGGGCGCGCTTCATGCGCACATGCGGGAAGAGCTGTAAGGCGGCGGATTTTTCCACCACCGATTGGACGATGTCGCGCTGTACGTCTTCTGGGATCAGCGGGCCCCCGCCGGGTGTGGCCCTTGTGGCGATCGAGTTGTACGGCATCCCTATCCCCCGACCGGCCTAGCCCGGATGGGGGATCCGGGGTCAGCCGACGTAGTAGTCGCGGAGGAGGCGCGAGACGGTCTGGTCGGATTGGGTGCCGGATGAAGCTGGCAACAGGTCCGGTTCGCCTGATCGTGCGCCGCGCATCTCCGCGAGGATCTGCTTGCGGAATGCGGCGTTCATGCGGAGCTTCTGCTCCGCTTCTTTTTCGCCGCCGCTCTTCCAGGTCTTCTCAAGAGCCTTCAGAGCTTCCTTCACGATGAGGGTGCGTCCAGCGAGGCCGGTGCCTGCGCCGTCGAGCTTCAGGATGCGCTCGCGCTCCGATGGGGGGAGCATCTCGAGCAGCGGGTCGATTGCGGCTTTGTCATGGATGGAGCCGATCTGGTGGAGCTGCTGCATGAAATTGACATCCGCACCCACCGCCTGCTCAGCTTCGCGATCCATCTGCGCGTAGGCCCACGGGTCTTCGTCGCGCAGTTTCTTCCGCACCGCTGAGGCCGCATCCTGCTGTCGCTTCGCCTCGCGGCGGTCGACTTCAGACTGGACGCGCCTTTGG